TCGGATCAAGTGAATGGGTCGGGCAGAACTTACGTCGCCTATTTGTTCGCCCACGACGATCAATCGTTTGGCACGGATAGCGACGAGGCTATTATTAAGTGTGGAAGTTACACCGGTAATACAAGCACCAATCCATTCATTGACTTAGGTTTTGAGCCGCAATGGGTCATGATTAAACGAACATCAAATACTGACCCTTGGATTTGTTTCGACAATATGAGAGGCATAGCAACCGGTCAGTTTAGTAGACGTTTAGAGTTTAATAACAATAACGCTGAAGATATTTTTGGCAGTTTAATTTTACATCCCAACGGATTTGAGTCATCTTACGATACTGGATTTCAAAACTCTAACGGCGAAACTTACATCTACATGGCAATTCGCCGTCCGCATAAGCCGCCATCAGCTGGAACGGATGTGTTTGCTATTGATACACAAAACGGAACATCACCCAGCCCTCCTGCGTATAATTCTGGGTTTGTAACTGATTTTGCAATTAGAAAAACATTAGATGCATACTCAGAATCATTGATTGTGTCAAGATTCCAAGGTGTAAACCTTTTGCGATCTAATACATCGTCGGAATCATCTAATGCCACTATTTGTGCATGGGACTATATGAATGGGTTTAGCGAGCTTACTACCGTTGATAGTGACGCATTTAGTTACTTATTCCGCCGTGCTCCAGGATTTTTTGATGTAGTTACATTTACGTCAACGGGAAGCAGCGTTAATATCCCTCATAATCTTACATCTACACCAAGCTGCATATTTTTGAAAGCACGAAATGCAACTGACGATTGGCTTGTGTATCACTCGGCCACAGGAACAGGCAAGGCATTATTTCTCAACTCAGATAGCGCCGTTTCTACACAAGCTAACTATTGGGTCAACGTAACAAGCACTTCGTTTAAATCTGATTTCGCTAACAACGCTAGCGGTATTGAGTGGATTGCCTTCCTCTTCGGCACACTTAATAACATTTCAAAAGTCGACAGCTACGCCGGCACAGGTAACAACATTGACGTTGATTGCGGATTTACCGCAGGTGCTCGATTTGTACTGATTAAACGAACTGACAGCACTGGGGACTGGTACGTTTTTGACTCAAGCAGGGGCATTGTCAGCGGTAATGATCCTTATCATCTTTTAAATTTAACTAATCCTCAAGTCACTAACACTGACTACATTGATCCGCTGAATTCAGGCTTTACAGTGACTTCATCAGCTCCTGCTGCGCTGAACGCCAGTGGCGGCACCTACATGTTCATCGCCATTGCCTAACCATGGAAATCCGTAACCGCGAAACCGGCGCTGTCATCACGATCAGCGAGTTCAAAGCCGAGCATCCTCGGACTGCTTTCCCGAAGCAGATCAACAACATTGTGCTGGACAGTTACGGCTACGATCCAGTGCTCAATGGCCCAGCAGCCACAACCTCTGGCCCCTACGAAATCAGCGTCCGTGATGGCGTTGAGGAAGTCAACGGTCAATGGTTCACCAAGTTTGTGGTTGGCCCAACTTTCACTGACAACGATGAAGCAACTGCTGCTGAACAGGAAGCTGCTTATCGCGCCAGGATCGACACTGAAGTTGCAGCAAGGGTGCGTGTGGAGCGTGCCAGCAAACTTGCAGCTTGTGACTGGACTGTGTTGACTGATAGCCCGTTGACGACAGCCAAAAAGACAGAATGGAAGACGTATCGTCAGGCTCTGCGTGACATCACGAGTGCAGAGGGTTTTCCACACGATGTGGCCTGGCCTTCTGAGCCATCCTGACTAAACTTATCTTGAAATCACCGTCTCATGGCTAACACCTACACTTGGAAAGTCGGCAACTGCGACAGGAATCTGGCTGATGGCCTGATTACGACGATGCACTACACGGTCTCAGCTGTCACTGAAGACGGTGTGTATTCCGCTGGAGCGTATGGCTCAATCGGTCTTGAAGCACCTGATGCGGAAGACATGATCGCTTATGACGCAGTGACTGAAGCTCAAGCTGTGTCTTGGGTGCAGGCTGCGATTGGTGGAGCTGACAAGGTGGCTGAAATCCACGCTGCCTTAGATGCACAACTGACTGAGAAGCGCACTCCCACCACTGGCACTGGCACGCCTTGGTGAGTTTTCTCACTGGTGTTTTTGTTGGCGTCTGTCTCGTTTTGGGATGGGCGCTTCTTTCTATGTCTGCTGAACAATAGTGGCTAAACCGCTGAATGGACAGGACTTCGTATCGGGTAAGCCCAAGAAGACCAGGCAAGGAAATGGATCACATTCCAAGCCATCACATGGCCGGAAAAGGTATCGTGGGCAAGGAAAACGTTAACCCTCTTTCCAATGCTCAAAACTTTTATTGTGAGTGGTGCCGCCGTTTCAGCAGCTGCGCTGGCATCTCCTGCGCTCGCAGACGTTTATGTGAACCCTGAGTTCAACGGTGGTTCCTACGGCGACGATTATCTGGGCGGAACGCTCAACCTCGATGTGGGCTATGAGCTGTCTGAGGGCGCTTATTCCTTTTACATCCAGGGAGGACCTGCACTGGTCATGCCAAACGGCGCTGACAACGAAGTTGAGTTTGCTGGCAAGTTTGGCGGCTCTGTTGCTGTTGCCGAAAAGGTCTCTGTTTATGGAGAGCTGAGCGGTATGACTGGCGATGAACTGTCTATCGGCACCAAACTCGGCATGAAATATAGCTTTTGAGCTAGCATAAGAATGCAGAACTGCTGCCCCTCCTGGTCCTCACACAGCAGGAGGGGTTTTTTATATATGCAAAAGCTTTTCAACGTGATGTCCGTCGCATCCTTCATGATGTCAGGCGGCATGGTAATTGGATCGGTGATGCTTTACACGCGCATTCCGTCACTAACTCAGCACTATGTCAGTGAGCTGAAGCTTGAATTGACTCAGATGATCATTGAAATGGTGCCTGGTCAGATCGACGATGCAATGCCCGAGCTGCCATCCGCAACTGGCCCAGCACTACCGATTAAGCCACCCTTCTAGTGGCAGAAATCCCTGAGATCGGCGTACGGTCGATCAACGTTCCGACAATTTTTACAAGTCAGCCGATACCGCCGCCTGTGCTGCCGGCAGCACCACCGGTTACATCTGCGCGATATCCAATCATCGACATGCCTGGCTGCGTCAGGGCAAGGATCAACCGGGGAAAAGGCGTTGAAACATTTGATGAAGATCCACGTGGTGTGGTCACCTTGTGTGATGGAGCGGCACCGGTCTTTGAAGCAGCAGATTATAGGCCGCGTGACTTTACTTGGGTCCAGCCACCTACAGCACCGATAAAAAGGTCGGAGAGATCAACTCCGACCCAGTCCCCTCTTGATGCGACGCCGGCCTTGGCTTCCGGCAGCCCAAAGGTAGCAACAAATGATCCACCTTGCCCATCATTTGGGGCAAAAGCTATAGGTAGTTTTAACAAGTTTGGCACCAAGGTGTTGGCTGGCTATGAGTTGCAAGACGGCAAATGCGTAAAGATATGGGATCCCGTGCCTGTTAGGCAGGTGATTCAGAACTATGTGCCTGATGCCGGCCCAACCGTATCGGTTGCGTTGACAGCGGCTTTTGCTACCACAGTCGCCATATTTGCCAAGCCTATTGCATCAGTGCTGCAGAAGCTGGTAAAACCTTTGACCAAGAAAGTGGTGAAGAAGATCAATCAGAAGCTTGGCCGTAAGGTAGAACCGGAATCCTTACAGCAGCGTCGGGTGATTCAGCGTCACCGGAATCAAGCCATTCGCGATCTGAGACGTGCTCTGGGTAAATGATTTGGTGCGTGTGTTCTTCTACGGGTTTCGGCTTGAGAACGACATCAGCACAAATGGCATAGAACGGCGACGACTTGGCAAAACCGTAACCTTCGCGTTTGGCTTCAGCACAAGCCTTGAGCCGCCCCATTTCGTAATTGAGTCTTTTATCAGCTAAAGCCTGTTCGTAGAGGGCGACTTGCTTTTTGGCTGCTTGCTTGCATAGTTCTATAGGCCCTCGATCCAAGGGAATGGAAAAGGTGGCTGTGATGCCGAAGTTATTGCTGAAATTCTGGCGGTAGCCTGTGCGCTGCGGTTTATAGTAAAGTACCTTGCCCGGATTATCTGGAATGCCATCTGGTTTGTCAAGTCCGGTCTCTGGATCGATTAAGCCAAAATTGTCGCTGTTGTCATATACTGGCTCTTGATAATACTGATTGTTTGGATTGCCAAAAGAATGCGTAGACGACGCGAAGGGCGAGATATTTAGTGTCGCAGAGTCACATTGTATCTGTGATCCGTAGCTGTGCTTCATATATTGCCCTGGTGTGATCTGAACAGCCTGGTTGACGACTGAGCCGCTGCTGTTTGATACGGGGCTAGCGGTTGCACTGACTTGAGCCGCTGCAGGCGCGACATAGAACAAGCCGATCAGCAGAACTGAAGCTGTCGCTCTCATTGGCTGAACGTGCTGGTAGAGTCGGTAACGCTTTCGATCACCGTTTCACGGTCGATCATCACTTTTTCGATCAATCCAGGGCCGCTGTAGGTTTCTGCGAATTGGAACGCAGCACCGGGCGTAGTTTGCACCCAAGTGGATCGACTTGAAAGGTTCAGTGACTTGGCGCCTGCTGATGGACTAACAATGCCGTTTGACGGTTGAACGCCAGTGCCAGAAACGGAATACTCAAAGCCGGTGCGATAGCTTTCAGATCGAATGCTCTCCTTGACGATGGTCTTGGTTTCTGTGTGGGACGACACCACACCTTGGCTGAAATTGGGCACTACCGGAACTGCTGCTGCTGGAGATGCAAACAACAAGAAAATCAATATCCGGATCACCGTGTCGTTAGCTCAGTGATCACTTGACCGATAGCCGTTGTATTGGCTCCGCCAGGTGAGATTGTGACAGCGCCTGCTGTGGTGATGGTGCCAGCCAAACCAGTATTGACACCAGCCGCTGTGCTGGTGACATCGCCAAAGGCTGGAACTGCACCAACGGTAGGAGCTGATGTTGGAACGGTGTCGCCTTGGGTATAACTGGTCGCAAAGCTGAATGAGTTACCAGCCGTTTTTTGCGTGGCGTCAGGGATCGTGATGGCATTGACGCCATTCGTCGCCGCTCCCAAACCGCCTAGAGCATCACTAGTGGTTGAGCCACCTGCGGTTACGCTTGTGTCTACTCCGGTCCCACTGATGCTGTAGCTGTTGCCAACGCGGATTGCGCGAGTAGAAGCACCACCAACCTCCAGTTGTACAGAGCTTTGAATTTTGTGTGTGAGATCTGCTTTAGCGGGCAGCCCTGCGGTCAAAAGAATGCTCAATGCCAGAAGTGAGCGGTTCATTTGATGCCTGCGTTGGTGTCTTTGT